AAGTCTTATAAAATACAGCAAATAAAAAATGATATAGATAATGAGAAGTTTTTAGATTGGGTTTTATCTTCAGATAAAGTAGATGTAGAAAAGAAACAAAAAGAAAACATGAAACCGTTTGAGATATTATTTTTCAGTCTTGGTGCAGATATACTTAAAAATATAGATGGATTTTTAGCAGCCAGCCCAAAAAAAGCAGTACAGAAAATTAGAAAAGATGTTAGTAAGGCAATAAAAGATGTGAGAAAAGGTGGAGATTTAAAGAAGTTAAATAGACTTAAACAACAACTTTCTAAATTAAATGCAATAGGTGGTTTGGATGCTGTTGTTCCAAGTGAAGGAATAGTTTTTAAATATAATGGAAAAACTTTCAAACTAACCGGGAGTTTTGCTCCAATAAACCAGATTACTGGTTTAATGACATTTTAGGGAGGTTATTATGAGTAAAGAAATAGAAAGACAAAATAAAGCAATGCAGTCTATATTAAGAGGTGAAGAACCAGAAAAACGCGTATTTTTTGGATATGAAGGTGATAAAGAATTAGCTAAAAAAGAATTTGAGGAAGCTCAAAGACAAATTGAAGAGAAATTAGACGCAACTAAAGAAGCAAGAATGCCTTGGTTTTGTCCTAAATGTGATGCGGTTATGAAGAAACGATTAGACGACAAGTTTTGGAGATTGTATGGATATTGTTTTGATTGTCAGGTAAAAGTTGAAAATAAAATGAGAATAGAAGGGCAGTGGGAAAATTTTGAAAGAAAAAAGGTATTAGAAAATAGAAAATCGTGGATTTTAGATCAAATTGAAAATGTACGTGAATGGAAAGAAAAGGCAGGCAAAGTTAAATTTCATAATCAAGTAACACCTGATGGAATTACATTAGATGAAGAAAAATGGAATTCAAATCAAGATTTCATACGTAAAATGGCAGATGAGGCTTTAGAATTGTATGAAAGTATGAAATCGGAAGTTGAAAAAGAATTAAATGATATTTATGAATAGGAAAGTATATCAAAAGGAGATAGATAATGACAGCAAAGGAACAACTACGAAAAATAATTAGAGAAGAAATAAAATCAGTTTTGGATGAAGCAGATATTGAAGATACAAAACTGCCATCTCAGGTAGAGAGATATATGAAGAGATTTATATCTGCAGTTAAAGACGCAAGGTTAAATAGGAGAAAGATATTAGCGATTTTAATGAGAGTTATTGGAGCATTGGGTCTAACAAAGGCTGATTTGCAAAAATATACTCAAAAAGTTAGAAAAGAAATTTAACTATGGGATTTGTAAAAAAGTTGATTTTTAGTGTAGTTACATTATTTAGAAAGAATAAATTGGATAGAATACAGAAAGAAATTGAAAAAACAAAAATTAGTAAAGAAGATTCGGAAGAGGCCGTGGAATTCCTACGAAAATTTTCCAAGAGAGAATCTTAGTATATACATATATATAATAAGGAGAAGTTAAATGCCAATTATAAATGATACAGGTGGACAGTTTGTTCAAGGACCAAACGGTAGAACTGACGCAGGATGGCACGGCCGTCAACAGCCACAAGCAAGTGGTTCTTTAGGGCTAGGCAAGTATAATAAAATACATTCTGTAACTGCTGGACAAGTCTTTGATGCCACAGGATCAAATGCTGGTGCAGCCGCTTTTATTGTTGAAAATGTGATGGATGCTGTTATTGAAGCGGCCAATGGTGGTCAGATAACCGCAAGTGGATCATTAGATCAAGGAACTCTATATGAATTTGGAGTTATTAGGGTGGTTGCTGGAACAGCTGGTATTGTTCATGTTCTGTATAAATAATAATGACTAAACAACCTAATTTTAAAGAAGCAATTAAGGCTGAATATGTTAGATGTGCACAAGAACCAGCACATTTTCTTAGAAGGTATTGTATAATTCAACATCCAATAAAGGGCAAAATTCCATTTGCCCTGTTTGATTATCAGGAAAAGACGTTGAATGATGTGAATGAACACAATAATAATATTATTTTGAAGGCTCGACAGTTAGGAATATCAACATTAACTGCTGGATATGCATTATGGATGATGACATTTCAGAGTGATAAGAACATATTGGTTATTGCTACGAAACAAGATACAGCAAAAAATTTAGTTACAAAAGTACGGGTAATGCATTCAAATCTTCCAAGTTGGTTAAAACAAAGATGTGTTGAAGATAATAAATTGTCATTAAGGTATAAAAACGGATCTCAAGTAAAAGCAATTGCAAGTACAGATGAAGCAGGACGTTCAGAGGCACTGTCATTATTGATTATAGATGAGGCGGCATTCATTGAAAAAATAGATTCAATATGGACTGCAGCACAAAGTACTCTTGCAACAGGTGGTAAATGTCTTATATTATCCACTCCAAATGGAGTTGGAAATTTCTTCCATAAAATGTGGGTTGAGGCAGAAGATGGAATAAACGATTTTAATTTTATAAAATTACATTGGTCATTACATCCAGATAGAGAAGAAGAATGGAGAAAAGAACAAGACAAGTTACTTGGACCGTCTCTTGCAGCACAGGAATGTGATTGTGATTTTATTACATCTGGACGTACAGTTGTTGATGGTCTTATATTAGAAGAGTATAAGGAAACTCAAGTTTGTGAACCATTAGAAAAGCGGGGTGTTGATGCAAATCTATGGGTTTGGTCGCCACCTAATTATACAAAAGATTATATAGTGTGTGCTGATGTTAGTAGGGGGGATGCAACAGACTTTTCTGCACTTCATGTTATAGATGTAGAGAGTATGGAACAAGTAGCAGAATATAAGGGTAAAATTTCAACTCGTGATTTTGGAAACCTTTGTGTTAATACAGCTACTGAATATAATGATGCATTATTGGTAATAGAAAATGCCGCGATTGGTTGGGCAGCAATACAACAGGCGATTGATAGGGATTATAAAAATTTATTTTATATGAGTAAAGATTTACAGTATGTAGATACTCAAAATCAAATGACAAACAAACACAGGTTAGCTGAAAGGAAGATGGTGCCTGGATTTACAATGTCAATGAAGACACGACCTTTGGTTGTGGCAAAATTAGAAGAATTTTTTCGTGAAAAATCCGTAATAGTTCATTCACATAGATTGGTTGAAGAACTGTTTGTGTTTATTTATAATGGACAGCGAGCCGAAGCAATGGCAGGATACAATGATGATCTTGTGATGAGTTTTGCAATAGGTTTATGGATAAGAGAAACGGCATTAAGGCTTAGGTCAGAAGGAATTGAATTAATGAAAAAGACAGTAAGCAATATTGCGGTAAATGAAGCGGTTTATACTCCAAAAGACGTTTCTTATGGAAAAGAATGGGAGATGGAAGTTGGTCCAAATAAAGAACGAGAAGATTTAACTTGGTTAATTAAATAAGAGGTAGAAAATGGCAGACAAAGATTTTTACAGTAGATTAAAACGACTTTTTTCAACAAACGTAGTTGTTCGGAATATTGGAGGTCGAAGATTAAAAATCGCTGATACAGAACAAGCTCAGGCATTATCAAGGCGGTTTCTTGTAGATAGGTTTACAAAGTTATATTCAAATATACAGTCATCTTCATTGCGTGCAGAACAACAGTATAAAGCACAACAGAGACTTGGACTTTTCAAGGATTATGAGCAAATGGATCAAGATCCAATTATTGCATCTGCACTTGACATTTATGCAGACGAAAGTACTATGAAAAGTGAATATGGAAATGTTTTGGAAATTAATACTGATAATGAAAATATTTACGATATCTTACATAATCTTTTTTATGATATATTGAATATAGAATTTAATTTATGGCCTTGGGTTCGCAATATGTGTAAATATGGAGATTTCTTTTTACATTTAGATATAGCAGAAAAATATGGAATTATAAATGTATTTCCAGTTTCCGCATATGATGTAGTTCGGATTGAAGGTGAAGATATAGAAAATCCTTATTATGTGAAATTCGCGGTTGAAGCAGAAGATTATAGGTTTGGTGGAATGCAAAGAAAGCATACAGGAAATAAATCTGGTGTTCACGAAAACGAATTTGAAAGTTATGAAATTGCACACTTTAGACTTTTATCTGACGCAAATTTTATTCCGTATGGTAAATCTTCAATAGAATCTTCACGTAAGATATGGAAACAGTTAATGTTGATGGAAGATGCTATGTTAATTCATCGTATTATGAGAGCACCTGAGAAGAGAGTTTTCAAAGTTGATGTAGGTAATATTCCACCGGCTGAAGTTGACAATTACATGCAGAAAATTATAACTAAGATGAAGAAGGCCCCATTTGTTGATGATGCATCAGGTGAATATAATTTGAGATATAATATACAAAATGTAACAGAGGACTTTTTCATGCCAGTTCGTGGTGGTGATAGTGGAACTCAGGTTGATTCATTGCCAGGTTTAACTTATGATGCTATAGATGATATTGAATATCTTAGAAATAAATTGTTAGCGGCTCTTAGAATTCCAAAAGCGTTTCTTGGATATGAAGAGGAAGTCGGTTCTAAAGCTACACTTGCCGCAGAAGATGTTAGGTTTGCACGTACTATTGAAAGAATTCAGAGAATAACAATTAGTGAATTGACTAAAATAGCCATCGTACATTTATTTGCACAAGGATATAAAAACGAAGAACTTGTAGATTTTGAATTAAATTTAACAAATCCATCTACGATTTATGAGCAAGAGAAACTTGAACTTTGGAGTACTAAACAAGGTCTAGCAGCAAGTCTTATGAGTGATAAAATAGTAGATTCAGAGTGGGTTTATGAGCACGTGTTTAAATTTACAGACGAGGAAAAGGAAGAGGTAAGATTGGGTATTATTAAAGACCAGAAACGCAAATTTAGATGGGACCAAATAGAAACTGAAGGTAATGACCCAGTTCAGAGTCATCAGGCAGTTGGAACTCAAGGTTCTATGCAACAAGGCGGAGGTGAAGAACCAGGTGGAATGGCTCCAGATGAGTTAGCGTCAGAAAAGGAAAAGTTTGGAATATCTAGAACAGGACGAGAATTAGATATGGAAATGCCCGAAGATGGTTGGCCAGGAAGTGGGAGACCAAAAGAAGGCCCGAAATATGGTAAAGATGGTTCTGCAAGGGGTAGAGATCCATTAGGAGCTCATGATAAGAAGAAGGGGGGAAGTAGTTCTCCAAAATATAAAGGATATATGGGACGTGGAATAGCTTTGGCTCAATATGATGCTTTGAAGAAAAGCCTTGGTGGAAAAGTTGGAAAAACAGAGAAAAAGATTATTTTTGAGACAGCAGATGTAGAAGAAGAATATAAAAATGAAGTATCGAAAGGCACAGATGATTAATTTTAAGAAGTTTTTATATTTATAAATGAATAAGTATATTGGAGTGGATAAATGTCTAATGATATAAAGCATAAAAAGATAAGAAATACAGGACTTTTATTTGAATTATTGACGAGACAGATTACTGTTGATGTGCTCAATGATACAAAGTCACCGGTTGCAGTTAAATTATTTAAAAAGTTCTTTAAAGAAGATACAGAACTTGGAAAAGAATACCAATTATATCGTGTATTAATGGAAGAAAACTATAGTTCAGAGGCAAAAGCAAATTATCTGATTAACGAAGTATTAAAAGCACGAAAGAAACTTAATGAAAGTATATTAAGAAGGGAAAAATACAATCTTTTAAGGGAAATCAAGAAACAATTTGTTTTAGAAGACTTTTTTCGTGCCAGAATTCCTAATTTTAGAGTTCTTGCCTCCATATACAAAATATTCAAAATGGAATCTGCTAAAAGGGAATTCAACCCAAAAGAAGTAACTCAAGGTAGATATAGTGTTATAGAACATATAACTCGGAAAAAAGTTGTTCCAAAATCAATTGATAATAAATTAGTTGAACACTATCAAAAACAAGAAAAAGATTTAAGGTTGTTAAGCTATCAAATTTTAGTTGATAAGTTTAACAAAAAATATAAAACATTGAATTCTATGCAGAAGAATTTGTTGAAAGAATATATTAGCAATATCTCCAATACAAATAAATTAAATGAATTTATTAAGAATGAAGTTGCAAATGTAACAAAGATTCTTAAAAGGTTTATTCCGAAAGTTGATGATAAAGTTACTAAGATTAAATTGACTGAAGCTATAAAACAAACAGGTTCATTAACTGCGGGAAGAATTGTAAAAGACAAACAGGTTGTAGCATTGATGAGATATTATGAATTGATCAAGGAGCTACGAAATGTCTGTCGATCTTAAAAAGTTAAGAGAAATAATTAGAGAGCTAATTCGGAAAGAATTAAAAGAAGCCTCTGTTACGGCTAATATCGCTGGATACGAAACTCCTCGTGCATTTAAACCCAAAAAGAATAAAAAGAAAAATAAAATGGGGTATGATGAAGGTCATACTGATCCATTAGTAGGAACTACTTATTCAAGATCAATTGACCCCAAATTAGCTAAAGTATTATGGAAGAAAAGACTTGGAGAGGGGAAGTATCATCAATGGAGAGATGACCCTGATAGAAATCCAAGACAAAAAATTGGAAGTTCAATACGGGAAGTCAGGAATCAACTCACGGAATTAGAAAGAGTTGTAAAAATGAATGTAAAACTTAAAAATGAAATGGGAGTATCTCCACAGGATTATTGGAAAAATACTCATAAAGCTTTAAAAAGGATAAGCGAAAGATTAGTAAAGTTAGCTAATAAGATTGGTCAGTTATATTAAATTATATTTTTGTCATGGGCAAAGAATGGAAAAAAGAACGGGATTCCGTAGCGTCTCGATTATTAAAAACCAATTGGCTACAAAAAAGATGGTTGAGGGGAATTTGGAAGCTCGACAAAGTGAGAGCTATAGAAAAAATTGACAGTTGGATTAAACATCTCAAAGAAGTGAGAGATGAGATTATAAGAATGAGAAGTTAAATAAAGGAGAGGCAAAATGGCAGAACATGATTTACTATCTAAAGACAAAAGTGGAATAGAAGCTTTATTAAAAGACACATCAAAATTCAGCCAACTAAACCCAAATACACCAAATAAAGTAGGCAAATACGGATCTCCCCAGACTTTTGACGTGAAGGGATCCATTGTTACTGGAAAGGGCGGTCATATTAACCCGTGGCATGGTGGAACAGAAGCTGGTACAGCAGGAGCATTACCAAAACATCCCGCTTCACATACGGCAAAAATGCAAGAAACTATGAAAGGGAAGATAGGAGTGATGAGAACATTCCATCAGATAAATAAGTTGAAGTAAAGGAGTTAAGATGAGACAATTAATAGTAGATGTATTACCGTTTGAAATCACACCACAACAAATTGACGAGTCCATTAAAGAAAATAATGGTAAGTTAGTTGTTACTGGAGTTTTACAACGGGCAGAAGCAAAAAATCAAAATGGCAGAGTTTATCCGAAGGACGTTCTTACGCGTGAATCAAAAAAATACGCGGACACTTTCATTAGAGAGAGTAGAGCACTTGGAGAACTTGATCATCCAGATAGTTCAGTCGTGAACTTACAGAATGCTTCTCACAACATTAAGAGAATGTGGTGGAACAATAATGATTTACTTGGAACTGTTGAAGTATTAGGAACTCCTGCTGGAAACATTTTGAAAGAATTATTTAGAAGTGGAATTAAACTTGGAATTAGTTCACGTGGTTTAGGTTCAGTAGAAGATATTACTGAAGCAGGAGAAGGTGAGACACAGGAAGTCCAACCTGATTTTGAGTTAATTGCTTTTGATTTTGTATCTAATCCATCTACACAGGGAGCTTTCATGTATCCTATGAACGAGTCGGTTGATGTAGAAAGAAAACCGCATGAATGTGGGAAATGGTGTAAAGTAGAACATATAATTAATGACATTATTCGAGGAGTATAAAAATGGATGCTAAACTCAAGGAACTTTATGCGGTAGTAAAAGAACAGTCAGATGCGGCCAAAAAGGCTAAAGCTATGGGTTTAGTTTCCAAAGGATACGGAAGGTGGGCAGACCCGAAAACTGATAAAGTTGTTGCACAGACTAAAAAAGGCAAGTTAGAGCCAATTGGCGGGGATAAAGGTAAAAAGAAAGCCACAAAACAAGATGTAGATTCTGATATGTATGCTCAAGATACTTGGGATAAATTTGGTGGAGATACTGGAACGGATGCAGATTTTCAAGGTGAACCGCCCGAAGGTGCGAGAGAACCTGATGATGATTATGATCCTGAAACTGGTGAATTTACTGGAGATGACGAGTTTGCACTAAGTGGAACTGATACAGATGATCCAGCAGGTGGTAGGGGTGATGCTTGGATGCACGGTGATGAAGAACCAA